TGGGTGCAGGACTTGTTTTAGAGTCATTAACCTTAGCCATTTCCAGACTGCTTGCTCGCTTTCCCTTAGCAGATAGTCCGAGATTTGCCAAGCATCGTCCAATTGCAGAAGTCTCACAATTTTCAAACCAGAAATCACGATCAACGCCACGATCCTTGCGAGCGCCACGCGCATAACCAATAGCGGAAGCCGCACTATCAACATGGGTACGGTAAGCAATCGCCTTAAAGATAACAATGCCCTTTTCATCATCATTTGTAATTAACTCCGTTAGGATCGCGCCATCCGGGTAGGTTTCATAGAACTTATGGATGCGCGTGTCCACATCTTCGTAATCATTCAAATTGAACATCTAATTCCTGCTTTCCTTGTTTGTAATCGAGCTGCTCTTTGAAAGTCCAAGTCGTGCCATCGTGCCACGTCTGGGCTTCCTTAGCGCAAGTAAAACAGTAATGCCTGTCAATGACTTTGCCGTGGACAAATGACGTGATTGTCCAAACCGCTTGTGTTTGCCCCCTAACATCCTTCACGCCCCATCTTTGTTTGCAATAACAACACCAAGTTCCTTTTCTACTCGGCGTAATCTTTGCCATAATCAGCCCAATCCGTTCCAAGCGCCATCTCGCCCGCGAGCGCGGCGTAGGATACGAGATCAATAAAACTATCCCTGTTTGGAGTTTCAACGATTCTCGACACTTTAACCAACGCCATGCAGATACACACGTCCAACGGATCAATTTCCCGTCCGTAATAGCTAGACCATAGCTCAGCGATTCGCTTGATATTAACTGCGGGATGTCCGTACTCAAATCCTCGCTCGTCAATAATGTCGGCTGCATCAGTCAATAAATCTTTCGCTTTGAACGACTTTGCCTCTGACGTACCCTTTTGCCCATCCATCTTGATAGCCCTTCTCATAGATTTTGCTTGCTACGTACCACACTAATAGAAGCCCAACAAATAACCATGCAATGATGTAAGCGATTTGTTCGGCAGTTAAGTTATTCGACATCTGCGCTCACCCCGTGAACATCAAGGAAATACGCAGCCAAAACTTCACGGCTTAATCTGCCGCGTTCTTGGCTGATGCCTAGCTTTGATTTTGCATACTCACGTATAAAAGATGCTTTTACGTAGTGTTTACCGTCCGTGTATGCACCGGACTTACGGTCGAACCGTATTGTGCCCATGAATTCCCCTTTCAAATAGGATTTCAAATCCTATTTTGAAGGGTAAAACCCTATTTTGTCAACGACACGCCGTTAGCCAAATCGCTTTCCTTCAACAATAAAACTGCCATCACGCTCAACAGGTATGGCTACGGGCTGCACACGCTTACGATCAACGTAAATGATGCCAAACCCTTTCTGCCAATTCATCGTGCCCTTGGTGTAATATGCCTTGGTTTCATCCATCAAATGACCTACTTCAAAGCCTGTCAGAATACCCGTTAAAACGCCCCCAGAAGCCGTTGTAAAGGACGAAATGCCCTGCCTGTGGGTGTGACCACACACCACCGACTTACCATGCCTCTTAGCGGCTTCTAGGGCTGTTAAACCCCCTTGTGGCTTAGTGCTTTGCTCGTCCCCGTGAACCATTACCCAATCCTCATGGAACTGATAGGGCTTGTGGTGGTACTTGATGCCTAGTTCGTCTAGGCGTAGGAACCGCTCGATTGTCAGCTCAGGCAACCCAATTAAGCCGGGAAGGCGTTTGCTTAGGGAGTTGTAGAGTCTTGCGCTGTGGTTTGATCTACTGAGATGTTGAACTTGCAATTCGGATAAAACTTCGACAGTTCGGTCACGATCTCGACCAATGCTTCCCGACCACTCATCCCGACCGGACGACCATCGGCTAATTGTTTGGAAGTCGATTTCATCGCCCACGCATAAAACGTCATCAGGCTTGTATTTTCTGATGAATTGGGCGACATTCTTAACTGCTTTCTTATCTTCAAAGGGAACTTGTAAATCCGATATAACGACAATGCGCTTAATCGTCCTCGTCCTCATCCTCGTAGGGCGACTGATCTGGATTAGGGATAATCCAATCGGGAAGGCGCATTTGTTCTTCTATGTACCAACGCGACTTATCTTCACCATAACCAGCCCTGACTAGAGCTTCATAACACTCAACAATTTGCGCAGCCCAAATATCTATGGGCTTTAATGGCTCACCTGATCTGCGCGCAGCAGATTCTTTGCGTTTACGCCTAGCGGCGAGTTCGCTTTTTGTTGGTTTTCTTGCGCTCATTAGTAAGCAATTCTAGAACCATGCGCTCAAGTTTATCGATGCGCGACACGATGTTTGATGCTTCCAATATACCCGGCACTTCATGACGAATAATGTAACGAAGCCCGCCGACAATAAGTGCGCAGCATGAAAGGATGGCAGCAACAAAGGCTGCCCATTCTGCTGGAGTCATCGCCGACCGAAAGCGGTGTCGTTAGGGTTGAGCCAACGGAGAATAACCGGCAGACTCGCGACCAGAGCGGCATTGACAATTGCAGGTGCATCCCAACCCACCGCTAGGTAGGTTGCTATTCCTGCTGCTAGAAAGGATCTTGCCCAGCTTGCGGCTACTGCTTTTAGTTGTCCCATTGATTGGTTCTCCTGTTAGTAAAGGGATTCTGAACATGCTGCCATCATGATCGCCCTTGGCAGTAAAGCTGCAATGAATATGTGTTTTGTGTGGGTTAATGCCTTTGTAAACTCTCCACTTATAATTACCACGCCATGACGCAATCTTGCCATTAAAGATTATGTAAGAAATTCGTTTATCAAATCTGGCAAGTAATCGAAGCTGATCAGCAAGGTCGAACGCCTCGGATTTATGGGATTTAAGATCAGCGTCAATGTCGATGGCACGTACAATTCCTTCATCAGTAGGATTGTGATCGGACTTACGAGCAGCATGCTTCGCATCACCGATCCAGCCGTCACTAGTTCTATCTCGATCGGGGAACGCATCGTCAATCTGCTCGCGTAACTGTTGCCCCGCTTTACACAGTTTAGGCATCAGATTCCAAGCGCCGCTTTCAAATCGTCAAGTTTTAGTCCAACGCTAGCAAGTTTTTGTTCAATGCTCGGCTCTGGCGCAATAACAGTCCCATTGTGAGCGGCAACGATTTGTGCCACTTTGCTTTCATCTTTTGATTCAACATCAAGCCACAAATCACCAGCTTCGTCGATTAATGGAGCTTGATTTAATTTATCTAAAACAATTCCAATGGCAGACAATTCATCAAGAAGTTCTGCACCATTTAGATTTTTTGGCTTATTAAATTTAATCATGTTATGCTCCTAAATAAGCGCAGCCGAAACCGCCTGTGGATTGTAAAGATAAATTGCCCCCGCTATCTTGAAAAGCAATCATATTAACGTAATCGCCTACTGCGCAATTTATAACAGCAGTTAAATAGACTAGGTTTAATCCCGAAGAACCTGTGATTGCATTACACGAACGTTCGGCAGTTCCGGTTGTATTATTCACAGAAAACTTGAGTCGTCTATTTCCACTAGTATTTGAAGAAAAATTTACGTAACCATAAAATAAATAGTAACCAGCTTTACCACTAGGTATTGTAATTCTTCCTGTGTTTGTTGAGGTGCTATGAAAATTGTCGGTATCAAAAACTTCGGTAGGTAATGTAACAACTGTGTCCGTGCTGTTGCTTAAAACTTGTCCACTATTATCAACTTCTGCGCGACAACCTGCAAACGTTGTGCCGCTGGAAGGTGTTGCCCAAGTCGGAACTCCGCCAGATACGGTTAAAACTTGACCGGTGGATCCGATCGTTCTTTTTGAAAGTGTATTTGTCGCCGATGCAAAAAGAATGTCACCGGTTGCATACGTTGTTTGTGCAGTACCGCCATTGGTCGCCGATACCGGTGTCGACAATGACAAAGTTACGTCACCGGAAGTTCCACCACCACTCAAACCCGTACCAGCTGTCACACCCGTTATATCGCCGGTTGCAATCCCAACCCATGATGTACCGTTGTAAACTTCAACAGAATCGGTGTCCATAAGATATGACACCATTCCTTCAGCTAAAACGCCTGAAAGCGCCGTGGTACGAGCTGCGGCATTAGCAAATCGCATAACTGCTTGCTCTTGCAAATAAGTATTAACCTGAGCTGCCGTAAGCACGTCACCCGTGTTAAACAGCTTATATCCTGCACCTGCCATCAATTGCTCCTTAGTAGCTCAGCACGTCCTCGCCTAGTATACCGCTAATCGTGCTATCTAACACGAAACCGGCAAGCAAAGGCTCGGAAGTGAATAGGGTTGTCATCCAAGATGACTTGGTAATATCGTGGTGAATAGCGTTTACAAGGCTTGGCTGTGTCACGCTGCTAGATCCCGGCATCGTCTTGGTAACGGTGATGCCATCAAGCAAATCTATATCAACCCCTGCTAAGGGCTTATTAGGGTTCACGTCATCGTAAAGATTGAGCTGGATACTATCAATGCGCACTTCGGGGTCTTTGCGAGTGGCAAGGATGCCTTTAGCTTGGTTTAGGGCTTCAGTATCGGTTTGAACCAAAATGCCCGTTCGATTGCCTGAATGTAAAAAGTATTTGTCAATGCTTGGTTGATCAAACACGTTTTGTGCTGTACCGCCTGAGCGGGTAACAGTCACGTCATTAATCAGCGTTGTATCGTCAAAAGATACAACAGCATTGTTATAGGAAATCTGTGTGCCATCATCATTAAACGAATAGATGCTTGTGGCTGGTCTTGTAATAAGGCTGTCGCGATCAACAAAATTGACTCTAGATTCGCCGTCCATAAAGATACCGCCGAATTCGCTGTTCTCAACGGTCTGTAAAGCCTCTAGAACGTTCCTAGACGTGCCGGGATCGGCTTGTAGGGTACTTTGCCCTGTATCAATGTTTCGAAGGCTTACAGGCCATTCTACGGCATCTAGAAGGGCATCCACGCGAGCTCCTGAAAGTTGCCCTGCACTTGCACCTGCAACGGTGGTAATTGCAGAACCTGCCAACAGCTTGAAGCCGTCCACGCATCGAAGGCTAACGGTGCTGAGATCCTCATTACCTAAACGGAAGCCGGTGTCATAATTGGTGATAAAGCCGCTAAATAGGTAGTAGTCAACGCCTAGATAAGTCGCATAAATAATGATTTGACGCAATGGCACAAGATTTGGGTAATAGGCTCCCGCAGGATTCATCGGGTTCCAATCGCCGTTTTGGTCGTATAAAACCACTTCGGCGCTGCCAAACTCGAACTTGCTCGTAATACGGTTGCGCCCACGTCTAATTGCTACTCGCGTCACCAAATCAGTAACTTCAATTGGTAATGTGCCTGAGCCCAAGCGGTTCGTGCCTAGGATGCCTTTTGTCGCAGATCCAAGAATAAGCGGATTAGTTTCAAAAGCGGTATCGCTGTCAAAGTCTACAAAGACGCGAATTGTGGGTGCTGGCATTAGATTGAAACGCTATCGTACAGAATTGATTTGCCAGCCTTTTGATAGTTGTAAAGCTCATCAGTAATAATTTCTGTCAAATCTTGCTGAGCAATCATTGACCCTTGAACAATAACGGTTATAGGTGCGCCTTCATCTCTACGGCGAAAACGGCTCGGATCAAACAAAGATTCAGAAGTTATGCCGGGTGTATCAAATACGCCCATTGCACGTAATCTAGCTTGCTCATCACCAAGCGCATTAAGGCTTGATAATGACGTTGCGCTTGCCAAAGTATCAATATGTTCTTTGAGCAAGAAATTGATTGCTGTGCCTGTTTCTGTTTGTGCTCGCAATGCAGTCAGAGTATTTATTTGATTGGCAATTGTGGATGTGGAAATTGGCTGTGCGCTCGGGTTGAATGGATTTGGTACAGTAAATGAGCCGGCATTGTTATTATTACCAACAACAACATTATTCCCAAGAATCGGATTTTCAGTTATTGTGGTCGTGGATGTTTTAGGAGTGCCAATGTTGCCTATTTTTGTTGCTAGAGCATTTATCTGAGCGATAATTGCGGCAATAATATCAGGCCAATCTTCAAATGGATTTTTGGCTTTTGGTATGTTTCCAATTCCTAAAGCTAATAATGACATTTTTGCTTGAGCATTAATAATTTTAGTAATGACATCCGTAATGCTGTCGCCGGATTCCATCATGATTCCAAGATTTTTTAGTGCCGCGGCATTTGTCGCTAAAACAGCGGTGGATAGTTTTTCGGCTACTTCAGCATTTCCTTGATTGATAGCCAATAATGCCGTCAAACGCAAACGCTGTTCCGCATCCACTTTACCTTGCATGGCAGCTACAATTTGAATGTTCTCCATGTCAAAAATTGAGCCGGCACGTTTGAGTTGCTGTGCTTCTCTTTCCTTCTTTAAGCGTTCTTTTTCAGCCTTAGCAGCAAGCGCAGCAGCCTTTTTACGGTCTGCTTCAATCTTTTTATTTAATTGTTGCTGTTTACGCAAATCCGCAAGAAACGCCCTGTTCGCGGCAGGGTTATTTGCCATGCGATTAGCCGCAGCTTGTGGGTTATCAAAGCGCGCACGGATTTCTTCTAGCTTGCGCATTTCTTCTTCATCAATGCGGAAACCTGTCGAAAGTAAAGCCTTTGTGTATTCGATACTTACGCCAGCACGGCGGAATACATCACCAATGGCGGTGCCAAAATTAACAAGTTTTTGCAAGCCTTTGTCATAATTTCCTGATCCAAGACTTGTTAGGAACGCAACAATGCCTTTTCCGATTTCTTCCGCTAAATCACCAAATGCAATCTTGAGCAGTTCAATCTTGCCTGAATATGTCGTGGCGTTCTTTTGTGCCGCACCTTGGAATTGATTGCTTAATGCTGCAATGGTTTTTTCAAAACCTAATGCTTCCAATTCGGCTGCTGTATAGGCAGTCTGTAATTTTCCAAGCGCGGTGAAGTTCCCATTGTACGCACGACTTAAAGCGGCTGTAACTGCGCCCAAATCTTTGCCCGTGCCTGTCGATATGTCCATTGCAAGGTTGAGCAATGTCATAGACTTTTGAGCATCAAGCGTAGTGCTAATCAATTGAGCAATAGCGGGTGATAATTGATCCTTGTTGATTGCAGTTGCTTTTTCGCTCGCTTCTAAATAATCCTCGATAGCTTTTGTGTTATACGCCAAGCCAAGATTACGTAAGCTGGTAGCAAGTTTTTGTGCTGCACGGTCTTCCTCGGCAAAAGCGGTGACCGAACGCTTAAGGGCTTGGAAACCAGCAATGGCAATAAACGTGCGTCTTGCAGTTCTCGTGAGATTATCGAACTTGCGTGTAAGACTTGTGGTGCGTCTTTCGGCTGCCTTAAATCCTTTGTCTTTGAACTCAGAGGCAATATCAATGCGGATATTTGACATTAGGCTGCCTTTCTCAAAGTAGAACGTTCTTTGAATAATCTTGATGCTTTTTCAATTGCTGTAAACGTAGCATCCAAGGCTTTACCATTGTTTTCTGAAT